GGTAAAGGCCAAGGCCAGAGACATCAGCCTCTCACAGCTGGTCCGCCAACTCCTCCGCGACCTACCCTCGAAGAAATGATCCTTTCTTTGTGCCGCTCCTGTGCCGAACGTCTCGCCCTCCGCGATCAGTGGGACGCCGCTCCCTATTCCTTTTCTTTTTGTCAAAAACCCGATTGCCCCTTCACCGCAACGACAGTCCTGGTAGCATGTCTGGACGTTGATTCCCTCTCTGCAAAATGACTAAACTTATCTCATACCACGGGCAACCCAATGGCGGTTCTCCCTGTTGCGGAAGCAAGTTCGGCATGGGAGAGGATGATGGGAAACATAGCTACGTCTGCAAAAAATGCAGAAAACCTTTTATGTTTGATACCCTGTCCCGTACGGGCGTGAAGTGTGAACGGTGCGATCTGGCCAACGGATCGCAACGAGCCTTGGAGGCTGTAGGGGCAACCCTTGAGCCTACTGAACCTAACACGACGAACTGCGTTTACCGCTGAAGGTTCGCGCAGGTGAAAATCCTGCTCAGGGTATCTTTCTTTCTCCACTCATGAACACTTCACCATCACCGGCAGATATGCAGAAACTCTTGGAGACAACAGATCATGCCTGTGTTTTACAGTCCATTCATCTCATTTGTGGCGCAGCAATAGACGACGGTCGGACTGTTCATCTAAGAGGAGGATGTGCCAAAGAAGTGAGCGCCTTTGCCGCCTATCGTTGTGTTGATTGCACGGCATCATTCCATCGTGATTGCATGAGGGAACATCTAAAAGATGAGACGGAAAAGGATGCTTTGATCCGAACCCTGGAAAAAGAGAACGCGGCAATCCATGCTTTCACTCCCAAGAAGTTTCCTGAAAGGGAGAGCGACGAATTTGATGAAGGGTATAGGCTTGCGGTGGTTGATATGAAAATAGTCGTGTCTCTCGCTTCCTCTCCCTCAGTATGAACACCTCTCAAGACATCATCGGCCTGGCTTCGGATTTTCTTGCATCGAACATTGATCTTGGAGACCAAGGAAACATGAGATCCATCGCCCAAGCCCTGCTCGAAAGAGAAGAGACAATCAAGACGCTCGCCAAAGAGCACAATGCCATGATGAATAAATGCGACGGACTGGAAACGAAGCTGAAGATCGCGGTGACAGCCTTGGAAGCGATTGATAGTCCGCATGTTGAAAAGACCATGTGGGAAGTTACTGCAAAAAAGAGAGGAATTGCCAAAGAAGCCCTCCTCCGCCTCTCCCCCCTCCCATGAACAACTCCTACGAACCCTTCCCGCTCGATCAAGACGTTGTGCGACGTGATCCGGCGCACCCGCCTGCACCTGAAACTCTGGAAACACCCCCAGAACTCCTCCCCATCGAGCACGGCTCGACCATCATCCGCATTCGCCTGCTGATCGCTACAGCTCTTCTGGAAGGCACCTGGACAGAGCAGCAGGGCATTGAAGCGAAGCGCTGGTTGGATTCCGCTTCATCACTATGAACCCCTCTCTCCGCCGTCAGGAAGAGAAAGACAAGCTCATGATCCGGGCCTGGGATCTCCTGGCGGAAGGGAAGTCGTGCTCTGAAGTCGCTCGTATCCTCAAGACCTACACCTACACGGTCACCAACTGGCGAAAACGGCTGCATTTCCTGCACTCCCGATGAACCATGCCTACCCGCTACGTCCTTAAGGGCTATGTCCGCAGCGATAATATCATCCAGTGGCTCCTTTCATCCGATGCCCAAGGGGAAGACGGCCAAGCAGCTGCGAGAAAGACGAAGACGGGCGCTCCAGGCCCTCGACCGAAAGATTGCCAAGGACACGGAGACGAACCGCTGTGAGCATTGCGGGAAGACGGGACCGACCGAGCCGCACCATAAGATTCGCAGACGGTATCTCCAGTACCGCCACGATCCTCGAAACATTCAACGACTCTGTCATTCTTGTCACGAAACCGCCCAGAAGGAGCGAATGCCTGACCACGTATGAAGCACTGGATTCTCTGTAGGGAATGTGGAAAAGACACCTGCGATCAAGTGGGGAAGACGCACTGCAGAGCCTGCTGGAAGCGACTGCGGGAGCAGCAGAAAAGAACAGATCCGGCCTATCAAGCCGCCTGTAATGCATATTCCAGAGCCTACAGACTTAATCGTACATTTCCTTCTTAAAGCGCTCCAGGCCGCTATAGCAGATAGAATCCCACACCTCGCTTTCCAATTCTTTCATCCAATCCACATCCAAATTAAACTTTCCATATTGATCTCCTGCCAGTAAAAACTTTGACCGTACGCTTGCAGGAATATTCTCATGCTTGTGAAATAAGTATTTCGCAAAGTCCAAAAAGTCACGCCGGGCCAGCGTCTCATGCTGCATGATGTATGTTAAAACTTGTTCTCTGGTGACGATCTCTTCCATTAGTTTGGAATTCTACTCCTCTCCAAAAACAATACCATTGCTTTTTTCTTGCGTGCGTCAGCAAGAGGAATACGTTGCGCGCGTGGAACGCCCATCCTCACGTCGCGATTTCCTCAAAGGTGCCCTTCTCGTTGCAGGAGGACTGGGAGCGGGAGTGCTGGCGACACAAGAAAAGCAGGTCACGCAAGCCACCGGAGAAGTGCATTCGAAAGTAGAGAATGTGATGGAGGACAAAGACTGGAGCGAGGCGATCAAACAACTGCAAGAATCGGTCGTCGGTGTCTATGGACCTGAGGGCCACGGATCGGGATTTTGTATTGCTGACGGCTACCTGGTGACCTGCAACCACGTCACCGACAAGAATATGTATGGCGTGGAAACAGCTCCCATCTTTTTGCCTTTTCCTTTTGCGCCTGCATTTCTCCCGCCACCACTCAAAGCAGCCAATGATCCCAATATTGAAATCAGTCTCCCGACGACGGACGATCGAAAACCAGGCAAGCGCTTTCGCGTGACCTTCGCTCACAAAGAAGACGGTACGCGAGCACAACACAAAGATATCTCTCTGCTGCAACTCCCCGTCGGTATGAAGATGAGACCGATACCGTGGGGTACGGCTGGCATCGGAGAGAAAGTCATCACCATCGGTGATCCATTAGATACGACTTCTCTGGTCGGTACAGGTCGTGTGAGCAAAGAAGTGATTATGGAAAAAGATGAAGAGATGTGGGACGGCGTGCCGATGATCGGAACAGACGCAGCAATCAACAGCGGAAATTCAGGCGGCTTGATGGCGACCTTCAAACGTGAGAATGGAAAAGTCCAGAGCAAGGCGATAGGGATGTCAGCGTATGGCTACCATGGGCATCAGGGCATGTCAGGAGGGCTCAGAATGGATTATGTGGCGTATATCTGCACCACGCAATTTGGACTCAACCTGATGAATCCTGAGCAGGTTTTGCAATATCAGAAGGATTTCCCCGCAAGCAAATGAGCAAAGATATTCTGTGGAATGCGCCCATCCTTCGTCTGCAAGACGCAGGCAAGAATGTCCGACTGACGGAGCAGGAGAAAATACAAATCGCCAATACGATGGCAATCCTTCGCCGTAAAGTCTTCCGAGCCACCCGCCATGCAAAGTGATGTAAAAATCGATTGTGGCTTCCTTGCAGAGCGTGCAGCACTCGCGGCAGAGAAGATGACGCCCAAAGATGATGCACGTCTCATGATTGATTCTCTCTATCAAGACGTGAAACGGCTGTACGTAAACGGCCAGGTCGTCGATCCTGTCTTTCGAGAAGTCCGTCATCGACTCTGGATAAGTCGAGAAAAACTTTGCGAGTTACTTTTGCCAAAAAATCAAAGAGAGAGAATTGAGGATTCTTTTTAAGCAACGATTGACTTTCTGAGACCAGAATCATTCCTCGAATTGATGTTGCCGGAACGACAAAGAAAACGATTGGATTCTTGACACTTCTAAAGTCTGTATATAGACTGAGAGTATGCAGAAAATGCCGATTGGAAATGGAAAATTCGCCCTCGTAGATGACGAGGACTACGCGCTCTTGAACGAATTTCGGTGGAAGCCTGACGAGTTTTCAGGACACGTTGTCCAGACGGGCGGCAGCCATTCGGCGAATAAGCGCCTCTATATGCATCACCTCATCATGGAGCCGTACTTGCCATTCTGGGTTGTCCATCGCGACAGAAACCTACTGAACCTCCAGAAATCAAACTTGGTACTCTGTCTGCCGAAAGAGGCGATGACCTTCCGTCGGCCACCAACGCCTCGCCCTTTGAACGACCCACCGAAAAGAAGGAGTAAGAGCGGCTACTACGGGGTCTACCAGATTGTGGGAGGGCGGTGGCGCGCCATCATAAATAAAAACCGCATTCAGTACCGGTTTGGAACCCACACGACACCCGAGGGCGCAGCTATTGCCTATAATAAGGCGGTTCTGAGGATGTGGCCCAAAGGTGCGCACTATCTCAACGACATCCCTTTTACCGATGGGGAATACGTTTACAAAGGGACGGATATCTACTACGCCTATCGTGCCAGGAACAATGCTTAGATTTTTTGGCTATCGTAACATCGAAGCAGCTCCCACTGTTTCTTTCTCGGAATAGAGTTTTGATCTGCATTGCCAACAACGGAGCCACCCATTCATACCCTTCCCTAAATCTAACCAATAATAGCCATTGCCACTACAAGTTTCACATCCTCGTACTCCTCTCATTCTGTAACTGATAGAACGAGGGGGACAGGCCCAAGCATCAAATGGAAGAGGTCCCATGGGGAAGAATGGAAAATTGTAAGAAATCTTCTGCCTCTTTTCTCCTTTTTTCAATGATTGTTGTATCTGGGGATTTTGGCATTGTTCTTTCGTCGTATTCTTCTTTCATTTGATAAAGATCACCTTTGTCGTATGAAGGACGCATATGGATTTCTTTATGGCAGCGGATACAAAGGGTGATGAGATCTTGGAAATCCTCATGGCCAACTCTTTCGTATGTGAGATGATGGACATTTAGACAACTGTCATCTGGACGAAGGTTGCAAATAAAACACATTCCACCATCTAAATCAATTCTCGCTCGTCGCATATTAAACCATGCAAGACTTTGAATATACAAAAGGTATTCTTCTTTTTTCATTGTGCAAAAGGGGAAGTAGTAAAATGAGAAAGTGAATCACTCACTGGAATTTGTCCTATTTTCCGTGAATGACTAGTTTCAAGAATCTTTAGCTGTTGTTTTTTCTGGTACGTCTTCTGCCGTTTGAAACAATTTCCAATAGCACTGGTATTTAAAACTTTCTTCCCGTTTTCAAGCATCCAAACTAAATAATGATCTAATTCTACTTTCATATGGATCTGACCAACATACCGTTCTACCAGAAGATCGAGAGATTTCTTGTGCACTTTATTCTCAATACCAACTTCTATGGTTCTCTGTTGAATCCAAGCGTACAGCGTTTCTGTTTCTGGCCTAACTTCATATTTCTTTTCATTCTTTACATTCTTATCCTTCTTGTTTGTGTCGCTTTGTTGTCGCTTTGTTGTCGCTTTGTTGTCGGAATTACTGTCGGAAATTTGATATTCATCCCATTTAACTATTGTGATAAGCCGAAATTTCGTTGTTTTCTCTTGTCGGATTTGATGTTGGTTTTCTAGGAAGTTTAAAGCATCTTCAATTGTCGAAGCTGGAATGCCAGTTTGGAGAGAAAGTGCCGGGCGTCCGGTGAGAATTTGCCCGGCTTTACATATCTGCATTTTCCCATTCCATATGAATTCTTTATCTTGGTGATTTGCCATCAAAAGTAGTGACGTCCAGAGCCAGGCATACGTAGGGCGTCTGGCAATTGGATGGTCAAGAATTTGCCGATGGAGTTTGATCCATCCTGAAGTCATAGTCTCAGTTTGGAACGGATAGCAGAGCACGCACAAATGCCGCAAAGCCAGCGCGTGATACTACCCGATCCAAAATGAGAGTTTTGCGGCACTGAAAATATTGTACACGTTTAAAGCCTCGATGCAAATCGGGGCTTTTCAGTCATGGGTAAAATCACCAAAAACTTGTTTTGCCTTTTTCATATACTCGGAATGTGCCTCTTCTTCGGTAGAAAAAACTCCAATATGCTTGGTTTTATTATTTATACCGATGCAGGCAGCCCATTTATTTTTATGCCTATAAACACCTTTGAATTTAGATGAACTTTTGCAGAACTTTCTCCTGTTAGCCATATTCTGAGCATGGGTGCAAATCCGTATATTTTGCTTTCTGTTGTCCAACCCATTCCCATCGACATGGTCTACTTTCATTTTTTTACTTGGTTTTAGTATATGGCGATGCATGAAGACTGGTCTTCCCAGCAGTTTATCGAATCTTGCAGCGTAATAGTAGTCATGGCTATTTGTTTTTCTACAATGGGCATACCATTTGAATTTTGAAAGGTATTCAAAATCCTCATCATCAACGATTGCTACCTTGCCGTGGTTTAGTGGTATAGTTTTCATACGTTGTGAACAAACGTATCCTACTCCTTTTGTGGCTCAGGCTGCAATGGTTTAGGATATATTTTTACTTGAGTTTTAAATACAGCAGCGTACACTCAAGAGAACTTCCCCATCCCATGTTAGACGAATTTGAAGAAGAACTCGAAGATCACGGTTTCTATCCCCTCAGGGGCAAGAAGAAGAAAAAGAAGAAGCTTCAGGACCTCAGCCAGTTGCCCAGCTACGAGATTCTCCGAAAGGCAGATGCATTACGGTAACTCCCTCATCGGGACGAATAAGCCGGGAATGTTTCGCGGGAGCCGGATCGTCGGTGATAGGCGCAAGGCAAGAGGGGAGCCATCACCGGATGTACAAAGAACAGCGAATGCTGATAAGATTCTTGATGAAGATTACTTTGGTCAATTGCCCGTCCCGATCACCTACGTTCCCCGTCCCTCATGAAAATTCTCCTTGCATGAAAAAGATTCTCCTTGCATCCAGTGGTATCCTTCTCAGCGTTCTTTGTCTTCAACAAGTCTTCGCCTCTTCCCGATCTTCTGTATCAGCTATTGGTCCATCCTCTTCGTCGCAGGACTTCTCGGCTACCTCGTTGCAGATTTCCTCCTCCTATTCTTCGAGCGACGCAAGCGCAGGCGTCAGCAGCAAGCCATCCTCAAGGAGCTCCGAGACTTCCAGCGCTATAAGTAATTCCTCTTCTCTATCAAGCGTCTCCTCCGATTCATCGGCCCTACCGGCGTCCTCGTCTGCGATTTCTTCGCTCTCCTCCTCATCGTCAACGTCCTCTGTAGCTTCTTCTTCCGATAGTTCATCCGTCTCCTCCAGCTCCTCATCGGCTACGTCCTCTACTTCGCAGGGATCTTCCTCTTTTGCTGTTTCATCTTCCTCGGAGGATTCGAGTCAGTCCTCTATCCCAAGTTCATCTTCATCGTCTTCACAATCTGTTTCGCTACAAGTTATTGGTCCCTCTTCTGGGACAATCACCGCCTTTCACCATGATTGATCGTGCTCTTTTCCTCGCGTATCTCTCGGTTCTTGCTATCGGGCTCTTGTTGAACGTTATGGCTTGGAAAATGGTGTTTCCCTTTTGATTTGAAGCAACTCAAGAAATCTGAGCGCCAGAGATTCGAGGATATTTGCAAAAAGATTCGGGGTTTTTTGCATTTGGATCATCAGCAATGCAAGTATGAATTCGTAACAAATAAAGACTCAAAAGCCCAAGCGTCTACCAGAACGACCTATAGTGGGTGGTACATCATCATGTTTATCAATTCCCCTTTTTGGGAAGAGAAGCCCGATGCACAAATTAGATGTTTGATTCATGAGCACATTCACGCCTGTTTGATTCCGTATGATCAGCAAGTCTTAGCCGCAGTCGGGAAATTACATCTAGCCGAAAAGGAAATGTGGGAAGAGGCAATAGATATGGGTTGTGAGATTTCCGTCTGTCACTTGGAATCGGTCCTCTTCGATCTCTTACGAGATAAATTCTAATTATTGTCTTGAATCTCCTCTCATTCTGGGATAAGATATATCCCTATGTTTTTAACCTCTAAGACCTGTCAAGAGTGCAAAGTGGAGCAGCCTTCTCCCCACTATCAAGCCAATGGCCGTGGAGGACTCAGACCAACCTGCAAGCACTGTATGAGTGCCCTACGTCTTGCAAAACGGGGCAAAATCGAACAGAAAGGCACCAAGGTGAAGAGTTCACCGAAGAAAGCGGAAAAGGTAGCTAAGAAAATTCAGACGCAACCCAAGCCATTGCTGGACCAGCTGGAGAAGATTATCGAAGAGAATAATATTGAATATATTGATGCAAATGCCATAAGCGTCAAAATCCCCATCACTGCGGAAGGCGCAATTACGCTTGATGATGTTATTGCGAAATATGGAAAAACGGTGGTCCATGTGGCTGGACCTGGAAGGCCGTCTACATTGCAGATCTTTGGGAACCCGGTACTTTCCTACAAAGGAACAACGAAAGAAGTACTAGAGATGGCAATGGGATAAGGTAAAATGGATTTTGCATTCTCATGCAGGATCGAATTACTTCCCTTTCCAAGAAATGACATACGATCCCTCCAGAATAGGCGAGATACGGCTCAAGGCAGAAATTTGGGATCAATCGTACGAGATGGTTCCCGCAAAAGAATCATCTGAAGACGTAAAATATCTCCTCTCCGAACTGGCAGCATATAGGGAGGCTTTGGAGAAGATAGCAAAAGAACAGCCGTCACTACGAACAATGAAAAATGGTATAATAATTGAACCGAACTGGTGCAAAATTGCCAAAGAAGCCCTCTTGAGAGCCAAGTGAAAGAAGAGTATCCTAGAATCTTCCCCATCTTGTATGCTCATTTCACTCCTGCCGTTCCTTGTGATCCTTATTGTCGGAATAATTGTAAGCTACACACCAATGGACGAAACTATTAGAAAAGTGACCTACCTGGTAATTGGCGTGATCGTATTGTTGATGGTGCTTCGCTTTGCTAAACTTATTTAGTATGAATCTCCATCGAAACCGTCACATCAAGGCAGGATTCGCAGGAGGGAAATTCATGAGAGTGATAGCGAATAAGCAACTCTCGCCGCATGGCGAAGGAATCGGAGCGCCAAAAAGCAGAGCAAAGGTCAGAAGTTGCCAGATCAATCACGCTCTCCTCTCGAAATTACAACAAAGAAATGCAGCATTGAAAAAAAGAATGAAAGACAAGAAAGACTCAAGATTCGCAATCTGGAAAGCAATCTATGAAGATCGAAAGAAGAGTATTCTGTCTATGGTTTAATTCCTTTTTCTTTCTATGACTATGAAACCTTCTCAAATAGTCTACAAGGATGATATTAAGAATCTTTCAAAGTATTTAACTCTCTTTCTTGAGTTAAAAGATTCTCTCGCCGATGAATTGACGTTTAAAGGATATGAAAAACGAGGGAAAATAAACTATAAGTTGGAAGTCAGCTACGAACGAGATACCGAGGGAGATATGAAGATGTATTGGTATTACTTAGTGACAGCCTTCTACCTGAAAAGTTCCTATGAGGCCATAATTTTTGATGATATTCCTACATTCAATGCGGATGAAGAAATCCATGAATATTTAGAAGATATTATTGATCATGCTGAGGAAAAAATTCCTGGACATAAATGGATTGAAACGAAAAGAATTTTGCATCAGAGGCCTGTAGCCATGGTATGAAAATAAGCCACTACATCATAGGTTTCACCTTCCTTATCGGTCTTATCGCTACCGTTGCAACCTGGCGCACGCCGACGGATAATATTCAAATCAATCACGGCTTTACACCTGTCATGCGAAGCTCATCCACGTATAAGACGAATTATTATGGTACTGCCGGCTCTTCCAGTCTCTCAAGCTCTTCGCATTCTTCTGTGAAGAGAAAGAAATCGTCCATACATCTTTCCAATTGATCGTGCAGCGACTCGTGCTGAAGATCGAGGGCCAGAAGAGAGAGATTTTTGGCAAACAGACTAGATTTCAAATCAGAGGCAATGGCATTCTCTTCGAACAACTCGTGAACACAGAAGATTTGAATCCAAAGAAGATGGAGGAGATCAATCAGAAGTTCCGCAACTGCTTGCTGTTTTTGAAACATGTTGGAGGATATCCAAGTGAAGAATATCTACGCAGAGAACCGATGGCGAATACTTTAATGATGCAGAAACTGAACGCATGGAGCAGTTCAGATACGGGAATGGCTCTCAAACCTATTGATGACCCATTGAAAAATTTCTATCCGTTCAAGATATGAAATACGAATATATTTGCAACAATCATGGGGGAATAGGAAGAATTGGATACAAAGATTTCCCTATCGGGAAGCCGAAAAGAGTAAAATGCAGTTGTGGAAAATATATGCAAAGAGTTATTGGGAAGCCTAAATTCATGCTTCGCGGTGAGGGATTCGCTGGACCGAATAGGGTGTGAAATGGATTTGATATTACAAGTATGCTAAAATTTATTCATGGTATTTAAGAAAGGGCAAAGCGGCAATTTGAAAGGAAGGCCGGTAGGAGCGTTTTCTCTTGTTGAACTTCTCAAAGATCGTTTGCGTTCCATTCCTGAAGGAGAAAAAGAGATGGTGGCAACAAAAGCGATTGATGCTTATCTCAAGCACCTTAAAGAGGGAAAGCCGGAAATACTCAAAGATGCTTTTGATCGAATAGACGGGAAGCCGAAGAGTTCCGACGGAGAGCTGGGGAGTGAAAAAAATCCTTTCAATCACAATGTGCATTACATTCTGACAAAGCCCAAAGAAAAAGAAGTATGAAGGAAGTTCCCATCCCTGCGGCGTTTGAAGGCTTATTTGAGAAGCATCGTATCAAGTGTTTCTACGGCGGCAGAGGAGGAGGAAAAAGCGAAACAGTCGCAAGATGGCTCCTTGGTGAGGGAATGGCTGAAACGCAAAATATACTCTGTTGCAGAGAATACATGGTATCCATTAAGCAATCTGTTCATAGTCTTCTTGCCGCGATGATCGTTGAGATGGAACTGGAGGATTTCTATACGGTCAAAGAGGCGGAGATCGTAGGAAGGAACCTGACCAAATTCGTCTTTGCAGGTCTCAAGAATAACGTTGCGAGTATCAAGAGTATGTATGACATCAAGCGGGCATGGATTGAAGAGGGACAAACAATCTCGGAGAATTCCATCAATGTTCTCCTGCCGACAATCAGAGCGGAAGATTCCGAGATCATCATCACGATGAATCCCATTTTGCCGACTGATCCGGCGTATGTTCGTTTCGTTCTGAATCCTCCGAAAGATTCTATCGTGGTAAAAGTGAACTACGATGACAATCCGTTCTTTCCTGCAGTTTTAGAGAAAGAGCGTCTAGACCTTCTCGAACGTGATCCTATCGCCTACAGAAATGTTTGGCTCGGCGAGCCGAGACAAGCAGTCGAAGGCGCAATCTATGCAGAAGAACTACAGAAGGCCCAAGATGAAGGAAGAATAGGCGATGTGCCCTACGATGCAAGTAAGCCCTGTTCAACGTACTGGGATATTGGTGAAGGCGATTACATGACGATCATCATCAAACAGAAGGTAGGTCTGGAGCATTGGATTGTGGATTACATCCAAGACAAGCATAAAAAGATTCCCTACTACTTGGAGCTGCTGCATCAAAAGACGTATACCTATGATTTACACGTTCTGCCGCATGATGCGAACCATGATAGAGCTGATGCGGAATTCAACACGAAAACACAAGTGGAGAAGTCTTTTCCAAACTCTAAGGTGCATGTGAATGAAACGTACCCTGGAGCGGTCAGAGATGGCATAGAAGCGGTCAGAAACATTTTCCCGTTCCTGCGGATTGATAAGGAGAAAGGGGCTGATTTGTTGTTCTCACTCGCTCACTATCACTACAAGGTTGATCCGATTACAGGCAAAACGTATGGAGAAGAGCCGCATCATGACTTCTCAGACGGACCGGATGCATTACGTGCGATGGCTATGGCCTTTCGAGTGACAAAGAAGAAGACAGAAGCAAGGAAAACTCGCTCGATTTATGGAGGGCAGTCATGAAATGCAAAAGTGAGCCGTGACTCGACGGCAAATGGTGTATACTGCCTCCGATGACTTCTGAAGAATCCTACTCGGCCACTGTCACCTGCTTTAATTGTGATAAGAAAGAGATTCAAATACGAGTTCCACGAGGAACACCTGTGAGAGAGTTTATGAAGAATACTCTTTGTGAGAATTGCGGGTGTCCTCTGAATCCTTTATGAAAGAATTACGAGTGAACTTCGGCGGTGCTGATTGGCATGTTAATAAGACAGTCGAAGAATTTGAGGAAGAGTTGAACAATAAGAAAGAGTTTATTCTTCTGCCTCTTCTTTTTGATGGCAGGCCAGATAGCATTCTAAGAGTTCGGCCTTCTCAGATACGCTATTACTTTGAAGAGCTATGAAAAATAATCCTCTCTCCTCCGATAACGAACCGGATGCACAGTTTGCGAAAGACAGCATGGAGAATCGTTTGGAGCAGCAGAGACGCAAGGCAAAGAAGAAAACTATTTACCACTCCGTAAATGACCAATGATTGGCACTATAGAAGTCAGCCTACTACCATTCTCATTTCTCATGAAAACGCATCTAATCCACAATTCATGTGCAAACTTCACCAGATTTTAGATGACACTGAATGTGTTTGCGGTAGATGCAAAAATCACTCATGAAAAAATTTATAAAACATGAATGGCATAGCGATACAACCGATCAGCATCATGAATGCATCCACTGCGGCGAAACCTGTATGTCTCAGGGTAAACCGAAATACGGTGATCCTTGCCCGACTCCCCATCATCTTATGCAAATAAACTATCAATGTCCTCGTTGTGATTCGCAATTTGTCCTCTTGGATTTTCTCGTGCATCACGTTAGAAAATTCCATCCACAGGAAAACTAGACAATCAAAAAATAGAAGAGTAGGTTCCATCCGTTTCCCCACTACCTCATGTCGAATTATCCTCTCCAAAACGTACCGGACGATCAAATGTCCCCCCGCAAGCGTGCAGCGATGGGCAAGGTTGCACAGCCCAAAGTTGATATCTCTCCGAAGCCCACACCGTCGAAGTTCGGCGGCAACACGACTGATAACGATTCTAATTAGTTCTCTTTCTTTCTATGGCTAAAAGAACCATTGCGCAAGCACGCGCCGGACTCAAAACATTTCAGGCTAAGCAGAAGCTTGGCATTCCGAAGGCAAAAGCTCCTGCCGTGAAGAAAACAGCAGCAGTGAAGCCTGTCAAAATGCTCAAGATGAAGAAATCGAAGTACTAGACTTTTGCACTTCGAGAGCGTAGAAGTTGCTCAGTAGTGTGAAATCCCCGCACTATGCTTTCAACTGAAACACCTGATTCCCTCGCAGCGAAGCGATCCAATCTGTTCCCTTTTCTGCATCAGATAGGAGAGAATGAGCGTTTGACGGGAGAAGAACCACAGGGCTTGGAAGCGCAATATCGTGATGAAGATTGGCAGGATATTCGCTACATGGACGAGTACCGCCGTAACTCCGGATGGGATTTGAAGGCGAGACGAGGAATGAAGGTGTACAACTGTTTGCAGACCATGCGACCGGATGATGAGATTTCGCGTATCTTTCTCGGGTATGCGCGTACACAAATAGATCAAGGCATTAACCAAATGACAGAGGGTGAACCTGATTTTGATTTCGAACCAAACAAACCGAGCGATCACATGAAAGTGATCACCTGGAAGCACATGATCAGAATGATTCTCTCGGATTGTCAGTATAAGTTACACCAAGAGACGTTCTTTCGAGATTTCTTTGTGATGGGCTGTGGTGTCTTCGAAGTCTTTATAGATTACCCGCAGCGAACGCTGCGGCTCCCCAATGAAGCCTATCCAGGCGGCTACGAACCGATCATCGTCCAGGATCACCGCAGGCCCAAGGTAGGTGTGCGCGCCGTAAACCCGATGAACTGTTGGCGTAACCCCAATATTGACAGCACCAATGACGTACCCTCTTGTCTGCGTCGTCGCATCATCACATGGAATCAGATGGCGCAAGGGTTCGGGCGAGCAAAGAAAGATGATGGGACGCCGCGCTACAAGAACATGGACAAACTGGCGAAAGGTTCCCACGCTGCGATCTATTACTACCAAGACGGAATCAGAGACCTCTATCGCATCTATATCAAAACATTTGGCAACCAGTCAGACGGCATGGCGCTCTATCCTCCCCCCTTGATCAGCTCGATGGGTATTTGTGTGCTGGATAAGCCTCTGAAGATCTATGAAAAGGTAGTGAACAAGGTTGTAGAGCGTTCGACAGGGCTCAATATCCCGGGCATGTGTTCGCTGCGCTGGGGCATCATGTTTGATAAGTATGATAAGAACTACCAAGGCACGCACTCCGCATACGGCATGGGTCTGCCGGAGCGTATCGAAGGCGAAGACACGGCTATCCAAGGACTCTTTAATCAATTCCTCGACAATTCCCGCTGGTCCGGTTCTTCCGTGCTCAACTATAAAGGCTCCAATGCCGATTCGTATCTCGATGTCGACGCAAACAGGCTCTATGGTGGAGAACTCATTGATGGAGAGATCACGCCGATGTCTCTGGGGATTGCAAAAGTAACAGATTATGCCGAGACGATGGATCAGATGGATAAGTTTGTCGTTCCAGCGACCGGAATCAATCCGCAGCAGATGATCGGGGACAGTTCCAAGACTCTTGGAGAGTTTGCACTCCGTATCCGGCAAAGCAATCGTGGAGCTGAGCAACGCTTAACACGCTTGGAGCATGAAGTGTTCACGCCCGTCGGCTCCCTCTTGCTTGCAAACGCTCTGACGACATTGACCGATGACGATTATGAAGAGATGACAGACGATCAGGTCAGCCAGGCGAAAGCAGATATCAAAGCAAAGAAGAAACCAGTGGATGACTACAAAGATTTGAATACGGACAAGCCTCAAAAGAAATTCATGCGGTATATTCCGATGAAAGGAGAGAAGATTCGAGAAGACTTCACTGTCTCCAAGAAACGCCAACTTGACTACAATCCTACGTATGATTCTAAAGGCAGAACGTCGAACACACTCGTCCATGATTCGAAGATGAAAGTAGAAACATCCTATGTCCCTCTGACTGCCGCCTACGTCTATCCTTCCGATGGTATTGATTCCAGCAGTCTCCCCACTTGTATTGTTGATTCCAAGAGAATGCTGGCCGACGTGAAGAATCAAGAAGTGAAGAACGTGCAAACAACTATCAACTTTATTTTGCAGCTCATTCAGCTTGGCTACAAAGGCGCTGATTTTGACAAGATGGTTTCCGTCATGTTGGACTTCGCAGAGATTGATCCAAAACTCATCATGAACGCGAGTACAGGCGGCTCCGAGACGCTCACGAACGTGCAAAACTTGGTCCAAAAGATGAAAGACCAAGCAAAGAATCCACCGCAGCAGCAATCTTCTTCTCCCCCTCCTAATGCTCAAGCTCCTCAACAGATGGCTCCTTTACCAAACGCAGGAAACGATGATGCCGCAAGTGGAGGATCTGGAAGCCCTGCAAACGCTCTCCAAGCGTCAACGCCAGGGGCTCTATAAGAGGCTCACACAGCTTTCCTACATTCTCAATAGGGATGTTGACCGTATGGCGTCTCTGCGTATTCGTAATCAATTGATGCGTGATACATTTTCAGAGAAAAACAAATCTGATGGGGAGAGTAAGACACAAATGAAAAAACCGTCTGACTACATTCCTGATGCACTCAAGGATGAGTAAGCCTGATTCCAGTTCTTTGGTCTCTCTTTCGCCCAGCCGCAGGACGATCATCCGGTTGTATCTTGAGATACGTCAGAAGGATTCCCGCAGTGTATTTTATATTGTCCAGAGTATTTCCCATGAGCTTGGGTACACACTGGACATCAACGGTTCGAACAGTCATGTGCTGAAAGTATTACGCGAGTATTTCTGCACAACTCCACAGTTCGATCTTTGTGTTCCCGAAGACGGTTCAAAGACTGAATTGTATTGTAAGTCATAGCACGGGAGAGCTATCACACGCTCATCAAAATATCGAATTCAGCGTATATATCGGGGCAGTCCTCGCTCTTTTTCAGCACCGCTGACTATCCAAGCCGATGGCTGCGTGATGTGTGCTTTCCACACTACTGCACATATCACAGAGCCATCTGGCTATTCCTCCCAATTTCTTCAATGCCCACTAACGATGGCGTCAACGGCGAAAGCCCCACTGATGCAAACGTCAACGCTTCTGCTCCCGAAGGTATGACTCTCGAACAGCTTGAGAGTAATCCGCACTTCCAGGAACTGAAGAAGAAATACAACGCAGCTCATCAAGACATGGATAAGACGAACCTCTCCAAGAAAGAACTGCAAGCGGAAGTCGCTCGGTTGAAAGTTCTCGCAGGCGAAGAAGCGATAGTGACACCTGCCGAAGAACCGCAAACCGTTTCGAAAGCAGAACTGAGGGAGCAGGTTTGGGAACTCAAGAACGCCAAGGACGTTGAACTCTACGGCGACGATGTGTTCTTGAAAGATGTGGAGAACGGTATCCCAAGGGATTATGCCCTCAATACCGCCAAACTGCGCTTTCAATCGAATCCAGATAAGGCACGTCTGGAACGTCAGCAATCTATGGCTTCCGGCACGGCAATGGGTACCCGCATTCTTGAGGATAACCAATATGAAGGTTTCAATCCTGAAGAAGCAAAGAAATGGGGATACTCCAAAGAAAGCTGGTTACGTCAGAAGGAACTGAAAAAAAGTAGGGGCCAACTATAATTCTTCCCCTTACAAATCATGGAAAATCGTTTGTGCAATCTCTTTTCCCGCATGACGGGCAAGAGTCGTTATATGCAATTCCCGAACACTGCTGTTGCTCTTGTCGCTGGGGCTTCGCTTCAGTTCGACGAAGGCGGCAACGTCGCAGTCGGAGCGGCAAATAAGCAGACTATCGGCGTCTCGGTGAACGCTCAGGCCCTGAGCACGGTCGGCAATGCCGATATCATTGATGACGGTTCTATTTGGAAAGTCACGGGTATCACTGGAACCATGGCAGCGAACAAGATCGGTGCGACGTGCGATATGCTTGCCGGTGGTTTGACAGTCGATGTCGGTACGGACACTACTCATGATTTCACTATCGCTGGTTGGGATGGCGTTACAACCTCCGCTGCGTACGTAGTCTTCAACCAAGGCGGCCTTAGCAGGCATGTCGTTGGTGTTGCGTAATTTTTACTTCGTAATCTCTTCTTTTTTTCCCCATGGCATATAACACATTAGCGTTCAATGAATTCGTGGATAACGTCGAGCGTACCGTCATTGAACAAATCAAAGATGCAAAGCCGAACATGGTACGTTCGCTCTTCCGTTCCGTTCCTTGGCAGCCTGGTGACAGTGAAAAAGTCACCTTCAACTCGGTTGCGCTCTCCGGCTTCGCTCCCCGTGTCGTTGAAAACGATAACTACACGGTCGTGAACCCGACGAAAGGCAATGAGCTTTCCAAGACACAGCTCCAGTTCGGAGACAAGTTGGAAATCACACGCCGCATGATGAAGTTCAATGATCGCTACGCAAATGCAAAGTTTGATGCGACGTCTCTCGTGAATCGTCTCATGAACTCGCTTGATCTGGAAATGACGATGCAAGGTTTCGCAGAAGTGGATCAGACGACCTTCACGCCTTTGTCGCAGTCAGCGGCCTACAATATCGCCACATCCGATGCTCAGGCTCTGTGTTCCACGTCCCACGTCTACGGCGGCATCACGTTCAGCAACATGCTGAGTAACGCCACGCAGGCAGGCGGCCTCGGACCCGTGTTCTCGATTGGCAACGTCACGAACGCCATCACGGCAATGGTCCAGAATACACCGGATGACTTCGGAACGTATATCGCTCCGCAGCCAAACCTCGTCGTGATTGCAAACGAGCAGAACATGATCGTCAAAGCGCATCAGATGTTCGGCTCCGCTCTCACGCCCGAATCAGGCAACAACGCCGTGAACTATTACGGCGGCGCAGGTTCACTCAAAGTCATTGCTCTCAACTTCGGTGATCGTAGCCCCACTGGCGCAGTCGTCACAAACGCTGCAACAACCAATATGTATCGCTGGGCAGTCCTCGATTCTGATATGTGTCAGCGTGCATGGCAGCTCATGATGGCCGAAGATCCGACACCGGAGCAGAAGTTCACGGACTCGGACAACGTGCTGGCCAAAATATTGGTCACACAGTTCGCTGCGTACGCGATTGTCCAACCGCAGGGCTCGATGTTCTCCTTGAGCATCACCAAGCCGACCCTATCTTGATTCCCCCCACTTAAATGACTTTCTTTACATCTCTTGCGTTGGGGCTTCTGACGATTCTCACGTCGACGATTACCAATTCGACGGCGTGGATCGCAGGATCGCAAATTATCCAAGGAAATCAATTCTGGGATAATACGAACAATACGAATACTGAGTACGTCGGTACGACTCCTCTCGTGCAGCACAAAGCCACTGGATATAATTATCTCACCAATGGTTATCAGTCAGGTTCTGTTCTCTACGTGGACGGCGTGGAACGTGACCAGAAGTTCTACAATCCCTGTACATCGACAGGTGGAACGAATGGTGTTTCAGGATATTACAACACCTGTTCTATCCAACAGACAGCAACTGGTTCGTATCGTTCCATCTCTTTGGAATGCGCCAAGACGCAGCTGAGTATCGCTGCTCTCAGTGGTGGATATCTGAAGGCATGGACAGCGAATGCACCAAAGCTTGTCGGTTCCTCGATCTTCACGCTTCAGCTTCCGAAGTTCAGCGTGAATAACACGATTGGTACGGGTGGAATCATTCTCTATTCGGGTACAGGCGGACGAGTGGTCCCTCCCAATGAGAAGTTTATGGTACAGACGAGCACCGTCATCCCCAAGACAACGGGTGTCGATTGCAAACTGTTCTACGATTTCGTTCCTACGTACTAGCCGATTCATCCAGCTCCTTCCGGGGGCTGGAATGAGTTGGTTTCCCCCACACTTCATATGGATGGTCCCGATCACGAGAAGCTATTCCGTCAGATGGGCATTCTCAATGCCGAGACGAACTTGAAAGAGATCGTGAAGTATCTTCGTTTCACGAAAGACGAGGGAACCTATCAGCAGTATCTCAAGCACTATATCCCCATGCTTGCCAAACCTGGTTTGGAAAAGGAGTTGCAGGAATTCATTCCAGACTTGGAAGACAAGGAGCTGGCTCAGAAGCTTGGCTATGGCCCTCCCGCTGAGACGGTGGAGGAGAAGCCAGAAGATCAAGAGGAGGAATCCATTGATGCTCCCAAGAAAGTCGGCAGACCGAAGAAAGTTCTTTAACCCCTTTTCTATGATTTCTTCACGAACACTCTGGGCACCCACCGTTGCAGGAACGGTTCTCCTTGCAAGCAAAGGAGTCACCAGGCTTTGCAGTCTGCAAGTGCAGAACGGGACGGCAGCAATCCTGTATCTTCAGTTATTCAACGCTCAAAATGCTGCTGATGTCACTATCGGTTCAACGGTACCTGATAAGGTTATAAAGGTGGAAGCGAGTGTCGCTCCATTCTTTACGTTCCCCAACCCGCCGGATTTCCCGCTCGGTCTTTGTTACGCAACGACGACGACTGCGAGCGGAGCGGTTGGTGCTGCTTCTGCCATCAGTTTTGATTTGGCCTGATCCCCCCATGAAACATGTCTCATCCGAGCTGCGGCACCATCGTCGACAGGGCACGAGGCTTGATGCGTGAGGACAGCGGCAGTGATCTACCAGCCATCAGTGATGCATTCATGATCCAGGCCGTCTCGCAGACGGACAAAGAAGTCTTGCGAGCCTATCGCCGTGGCGGTGGCAGCACGCCTGTAGAGAGAGGACTGGAGACTGGCTACACACTTGCTGCCGATGCAGCGGTGAACAATGCCGCCGGAGTGCTCACAACCGATGTCACGATCATGGTAGACTCCACGGCAGGCTTTCCCACTGCGGGAGCTGCTGTCTTTTGGGATACGGACATGCCGGATCAGTTCTATTACACTGGTCTCACGGCTACGAGCTTCACGGGCGTTACGCAAATAGGGTTTACCCATCCCGACGATACGGCCATACAGGCTTTGTATCCTCTGCCGTCAAACTTCGGGAACTTCCGACCATCCGAAGATTACGGGGACGGCGTACAGCTCAACGGTGAGACGCTTCGCTACATGGATTTCCCGCCGAAGTTCGGATACTTCTCGTATATTGACGATGGCACGACCAAGTACCTTTGGCTCTATCGTGGTTCTTCGAGTGCGTCCGGCTCTGCATCTGTTTTGTTTGATAAGAGCAGCAATTCCATTCTTCTGACGACGGATTTAGTGAGTGCTCCCGATGATTGGCTCGATTTTTACGTCTGGAGAAGCATTCAGTATGCCCTTTTCGGACGTGGGGATTACGACATCATCAAACAAGCGAAAGACAATGCCGATACGCTGCGCTTGGAACTCCTGAAAGATAGGAACACGGGAAAAATGGTGCGTGTACGCAAGTTCCAGCGTTTCGATCATGAAAATTACGAACTCGCGTTAAGGGAGAACGCTTTATAGTATGATAAACTTATTTTACAACTTTGGCAAGACTTGCAAGATTGCTTTTTGTAATGGGCTTGCATTGATCTCTTTGTACTTTCATGTGATACGCCGTGTGATCTCTTCTGTGCTTAAACAAGTACAAGTTTTCTGGGCGGTTATCGTTTCGTATCTCATTAATGTGATGAATTATCTCTTCTTTTGTAAGAGGTCGTCCAATGATTTCTTCTGCTATTCTTCTGTGTTCGCGCACAAGTCCGTTCTTGCAACTGGAAGGATGATTTGGAAGAAAATTTCGTACATATTCTCCAGCATCATGTTTTCTTCTAATAGAAAGTTGATAGCAAAGCATGGAACAAAATCTTCTACAGTTCAATTTTCCTTGAGCGATTTTAATTGGTTTCTTGCAAATAGGACATGGTTTGATTTCCCCTTTGAAGTTAGCTTCTCCGATTTTTCTTTTGCGCTCTGCAGAAGCAGGTGCTCTCTTCCTACCGATATCTCCAATGCTTCTACATTTAACAGAGCAATAATGAATCTTTGCTCTTTTGATTCTGCTAGGGGGTTTTTCAAGACTCTGCTGGCAAGTACTACATTGAATTATCATACCATTGATTTTATAGGTTACCCCCTACATTGCAATGGCTGATTCATTCGCTCGGATGCCAATTTCGACTTCTCAATTCCAGGGCTACCGCTCAGATCCTGATCTTATAGACCCGACGTATTTGGCAGTTCCTTCGATGAATTGTCTCGTCACCAAGGATGGCAAGGCTGTCTCACGCATGGGCTATCAATTAGAGTTCAGTATCGGCGTCACGGGCTCTCCTGCGACGTGTTTTTACCACAAAACCTATGACATCGCCTTCTTCGCTCTGGGTACTAAGTTGTTCTATCGTGATTTTGCCGGAGGAGTCACCTACGACACGGGTCTGGTCCTCACGACTGGAACGGTTACTCGATTCGCAGAATTCAACGGGGATGTCTATCTCACCAATACGACCGATGGACCCCGGCGAATTGTTTGCGGGCGGGTGAATGGAGCGATCTCGGCTGGAGCAAGCTCTATCACGGTTGACTCAGATTTTGCCTCTCGCATTTCCGTCTTCGGTCTCAATTCTGGCAATATACGGATCAATGGCGTGAATGAATCGTTTACGCAGCCGACAACGTATACCGTGACGGGGACGGCAAGCCATGGAGGACTGATTCAGATCACCACCTTAGCAACGACGCTTGTGACGGGGATGTCTGTCACGCTCGATTCAGTCACGGGGACCACGGAAGCGAATGGAACTTGGACAATCACCGTCATTGATTCAACGCACTTCGACTTACAAACGAATGTGATCACGAAGGCAGCGAGTGTGTTCACGAATGCATGGACTTCAGGAGGAACAGTCACAGTCAACGTCAATGGCGTTGTCCGCATGACGACGACCGTGAGTGCCAGTTATGCCGATAACGCGATTGCGATTCTCGTTCATGACATTTCCGCTACGGTCGGTATCGAGAAAGCTTCCAAGATCGTGTTCTGGAAATCACGCATGCACTTGATGGGCTTCCCTTCTACTTTGAACGTCGATCAACCAAACAACTCTGTATTGGCTGGGCAGTTCATAGACGGAGCCGCAACGGATATTGAAAATATTATCAACTTAACCTACGGGACCGGTGGCTCGACCAAGATCGCAGTGGGGAGCGGCGGGAAGGTCGCGAATATACTCGGTGTGACGGATAACTTGTGGTTCTTTCTGGAAGATAAGACCTACTCTGCCGACTCTTCTGCCGTCCAAACGGACGCTGCAGTTGGAACGATCGGCCTCACGATCCCTATCGAAAAAGATCCGAATCATGGTTGTGTGAATGAAGACAGCGCCGTGGCTATCGGAGACGGACAAATGTCCTATATCACCAAAGACAAACGTATCATCCGTCAGAGTATCGCCACGAATTCGGGAGCTGCCGTGTCGTTCTCGGATGAACACTACGACATGGAAATCATCGAGTTCCTCAAGAATATGGATGATGACCAAACGGGCTCTCTCGCGTTCAACTATCGCGGCCAAGCGCAGACGATCTATCAGATCAAAGTGCAAGGACAATGGTATTGGATGATTTATGATCACAAGATTTTACGCAAGATTCGTCGTTCCTACCTTTGGGGCAGTTGGCAGCCGCCGCAATTGATCGCTCCTGTCACAGGACTCTTTGAGCGCAATGGCGTCCTCTACGGAACAGATGCGACCACGGATAGCGTGTACAGCTTCTTCACATCGTTCTCCGATAATCTCTCGGCTATTCCCGTAACCATCGCTACATGCAATTTCAATGTTGGCAATGCGATGATGGGCAAAGCGACAGTATCCGGAGAAACAAGCCAAGCGTCACAGATCAATATTATTTGCTCTATAGCCAATGAGAAGAGCGGGGTCAGAACGGGTTCAACGAAAGTCATCAATGGTGCCGATTATACGTATTACGACAATCTTTCTGTTGGCGCTTTGTCAGTGGGAGAAGCCGATATCGGCCAGACAACACCCATCGCTCGATGGAACAAGAGCTTTGGCATTTTCCCTGCAGAAGCGAACCGCGCGCAACTCATCGCAACCAATATTCAGGATGGCGGCTATATGTCCCTTATCTCCTTTTCTCTCGACGGAAAGCAATTTCCGAACTCCTTTTCTCCTTCACTCTGACACATGCCTAATTCTTGGATTGTCACCAACGAGCCGTACATGTTCCTCGACGTTTCGATCTCCACGACGCAGACGACGGGAATCATCTTGTCTTCTCCACAACTCAATGGCGCGAATCATACGTTCGGTTCCCTCAGCGGCGGCGTCCTGCGAATCAAAAGCGGTGCATTCTACGAAGATATTTATTATGCCACCGCCACCATCGGAGCAGACAATCGAGTCACCTTGGCAACGGGAGTTATTCGAAACGTCGATCCTGCTTTGACAACAACAATCGTGACGGCAGGAGCCGGAAGAGCATGGGCGAAGGGATCAGTCGTGGAGATGACCGTGGATGCACGTCTGCTGAATCTGAGTGTCAAAACTGATTCTGTCCAAACGGTCTCAGGTGCGAAGACGTTTACAGCGCCAGTCGTCGTAAGCGGAAACGGGAATTATATCGCTGCTCCTTCCATGACGACGGGGAATGCTCCGGCAACTGCGGATGCGCGTGCTTGGTACGATTCCACACAAAATTTATGGCAGTTCGGACAGGGAGGGACCATTGCTGTTCTTGGGGCAGCGTCCCTCGCGGACGCGACTACATCCGTCAAAGGGAAATCCCAACTCGCGGCGGCAGCGGATACAATAGCGGGAACAGCAGGCGCAGTGGTTATCCCTGCCTCTCTGGCAGTCGCTACGAGTGCAGGAGCGGGAGACTCGGGGAAAGTTCCTATCCTGAATACATCGGGGGCCCTTGCAACGTCATTGGGTGGTACAGGGAATACAAGTTCATCACCAAACCTTCTTATAGCCACGGGTACAGGAGCGGGGGCGAATGCCTATCAGGCACTCGCCGCTGGAAGTGCCGGGCAGTTCCTCGGCAGTAACGGAGCTGGGAATCTTCCAACCATGCAAGCGGTTCCCATCTATTCCAAAGTCGTCTATTGCTCCGGCGTAAGTTCAACGGCTCTGACGAATCCGACAACGAATACGGCTTTTGATACGCATACTTTCAGTATTCCAAACAATGATATTTTCAATGGAATTTCGTATGAAGTAGAAGGAACAATATTACTTACTCCTAACACGAGCAGCACGGAGAGTCTCAGCATCATGCTTGGTTCTACGATTATCGTTAATCCAAGTATTACAGTGGGTATTAGTTCGAATATCGGATATTTCAGAGGGTCCATTTTTGGCACTGCCGTAGTAGGAGCGTCTGTTGCCGTCAAAGGAGGGATGGCTTGGGGAATAACGGGAGTGGCGCAAGCATTTCTAGGAGCTAGCGCGAATGTTGCGACGAATGGAGCACTCACTTTACAGCTAGGCTTCATATTTGGGACATCGAACGCAAGCAATTCAGTCACAATCACTTCTTGTAAATTTACCAAAGTGAGTTCCACAGCCTTCTAATGCCCACTCTCACCACCCCATGAGTCTCTTTAAAGAACATCGTCTGCTCCATATCACAATCACCTCGCTCAATGCGGGGAGAG